GCCGAACGCCTGTGGACCTTCCTCGGCGAGCTGGCGCGCCCGGCGCATAGGGTGAACTTGGAATATCCATGCTAGGCAAATGACGCCGATATTCTGTCAGTGGAATTGGTCGATGTTTTTTCGAATGCCGCGATAAGCATCTGGATATTGCTGATCCATTGATATTCGTGGGTACTGGGAAGCGGTTCGCTATTTTTACGAGATGATGCGCCAATCCAGAAAAGTATCGAATTATTGCTTTCGGAAAAAATTCAACTGCCTTGCTGATAGGTTTCTTCCGGTCGAGTTATTGAAGTCCATGTCCGGTCTTGCGTTGTTTTTCAAAGTAGAGAAACCGGCGTCATAAATTTGTGCGGATAACTGGCGGGCAAACTTTCCCAGGCTGCGCTTCTGTTGCGGGGAAGTGCTTCGGTTCGTGTCGAGGCGCTTTCCAGTCTTGACAGCCCGGCACAGGCGCGTAGAGTGCCGCGCATGAATCGTGCAGCCCTGACCTTCAAGCGCTATTACGCCTATCTGCTCCCTCATTGAGGCGGTAGATGCGTCGCTGCATTCCCGAACCGCCCGAGGCGGCGGTCCGGTGATCTTCTGCCTTATGGTTGATTTTCTATGTGCATCAGTAGCTTAAGGCTGATCACTTCCGCAAATTTTGGCGTCGTTTCCGCAATTAATGCCTATCGAACGGGGTTCACAGCCTTCCCGATCCGGCGGTAGACGCGTTTCGTGATCTCCTGAGTCGTGTGTCCGAGCAGGTCTGAGGCGTCGGCCAGGCTCTCGATGTCGGAGGCGGCCTTGGGGCGAATGTCCCGGAACTGGAACTGCATGATCTCCCTGGCCAGATCTTGGTCACCCGCCTTGATCGCTTCCTCGGCTGCGGACTTGCGCGCGGTATCGAACCTGGTGCGAAGCATCTTCTCTGTCATCGGATGGCCCTTCTCGTTGGTGACCAGCGCCGGAGAGTCGGAGGTGATCGACTCGATCAGGCGGCCGAGCTGCGTCATCTGCCCGTCGGCGCGGCGGAGCCGTATCCGGAGCTTGCGCGACGTCTTGTTCTGCCCGACCAGCAGGTAGTCCCCGGAAACGTCGCTCTTGCGCAGTTTCCTCACGTCAGCCGGACGCTGGCCTGTCAAGTACGCGAGGTCCATCGTCACCCGCAGATCGTCCGGCGCTTTCTCGTAGAGCGCCTTCCACACCTCGTCCGTGACGTACACATCGCGCGGCTGCTCCTTGTTCTTCTTCACCCCGCGACAGGGGTTTTCCATGCTGGTGATGCCCCACTCCCTGGCCATGTTGTAGGCGAAGGAAAGCAGGGTGATCTCCCTATTCGCTCGAACCTTGGCCGTCCTGGCGTCTCGGTACTGAGCGATGGTGCTCGGCGTAATGTCCTCTACTGGAGCTTCGTCAAAGGCGCCCAGCAGTTGGCGGATCATCTTCGAATACTCTTTCTGGGTCTTCGGCGCCTTCGTCGGAACCACGTCCCGCTCGAACCTGCGCAACAGATCGCCGACGGTCCGAGTGGTTGGCGGCACTGCCTTTCTCTCCAGCTTCGCCCACTTCTCCCGAGCCTCATCCAAGTCCGTTCCCAGCGGGATCTCCCTGCGTCTCCCCTCAGCATCTCGCCCGTCGTAGTAGTAGCCGACCCAGACCTTTCCTGACTTCATCGTCCGGGTACGCTTGATCATGCGAGGCGGCAGGCCCCGGTTCTTGTTGCTCCGCGGTCTCATCATCTAACCCTGGACAGGTCCAGGCTCCACTTCTCGGTTGCTTCCATCGTCGGCTTCACGCCGGCCAGCTTCAGGCGGGCATATACGCGCCCAACTATCGGGCGGTTCGCCGCGGTCACGGCGTACTTCCAGCCGTACCTATTCAGCCACTCGATCTGCTGGCTCGGGTACTTGCGCCCAGTCAACTCGGCGACTTCCTCTTCGGACAGGAACTCGGATACGGGGCTAGTCGAGCTTCCCATTCCCTATCTCCTCTTCGTTGCGCGCTACGACCAGGCGTAGCGGCACTTCGTGGCGCCCGCGGGCAACCAGCTCACCGTCAACCACCTCCGGCTTTCGCTCAACCGTGCGGATCGATCCGTCCTGGCTGAGGACGGTGAGTGCCGGCCGCCGAATCTGCACAGTTCCGTTCGGCGCCATTTCCTGACGCGGAACTCCGTAGAAAGGGCCGCCCGGGGCGAACGGGTCAGGGATGGCCGACGGATTTTCAAGCAAGAACTTCTGGAACAGGTTCTGGATCGCTGCGGTAAGTGGCCCCGTGTTCCCTCGGTTGGATCGGCCACTCTTGTGGTCCGCGCTGTCCTCGAACTCCCCACCAATCCAGAGCAGGCCGCCAACGATTCCGGCGTCGCCCGCGCAGACCTCGGCAGCCTCGGCACGATGGGCATGATTCACCCCCAGGAGGTCGCACAAATCGTCGAACGACAGGGCCTGCTCGATCATGGCTGAGTTTCCGATAAGCCAGGCACCGCTCTCTTCCATGGCTTGTCTCGCAGCTCTGGTGCGATCCAGATATGCCGCTCGCTCGCGCTCAAGCGCCCGCTCGGTGAACGGCATGCCCTTGAGGAGCCGCCGACGCATCTGGCGATACTCGGCGAAGCTGGTGTCGCGATCGGCGCACACCGCACGGACGAACATCCGGAGGGCCGCCAAACGGACGCGCAGGTTACGGCGACTGTCGGCGTAGATATCGATCAGCCTGTGCAACGTTGCGCCCCTCACGACCGGCTCTCCTTGTTCGTGTCGCAGATCCGCAGGTCGACCCCGCAGGCCTGGACCAACTCGGTCAACTCGCCGAGCTTGGTGTTGGGGTTCTGCATCGCCTGACCCAGGCGGACCAACTGCTGGCCGAGGGTGGCGAGCGGCGTAGGGCGATACCCTGGTGGTGGCGGAATATCGGAGCCTCTCATCACTGGCATACCTCCCAGATGAACAGGGTCTTGAACGGCTGGAGCGCGGCGCCGGCGGCAACAGTGGCCAGGCCAAACAGCGCGACGAGTGCGATAGCGGTCAGAGCCTTGCGCATGGTCATCGCTCACCTCCAGGCGCTGGGGCTGCGGCAAGGAGTCCGCGATAGACACATGCCAGGAAGTCGCGAACCGCACCCCGATCCGGGAAGTAGTACTCGGTATCCTCAACGAGATAGCCGTCCATTCCATCCTCGCTGTCGCGGCGCGCGTCCAGCATTTCCGGGGTCGGCTCAAGCGGTACCAGCTTCCAGCCCTTCGGAACGATAGCCTGAGTCTGTCCGTCGATCAGCGCGATGATGTGGTCAGGCATGGTCAAGGCCTCGTAACGCACCATCAGATTCGAGGCCTCCTCTCCGCTGAGCAGCGGGTTCTTGAGCGCGACAGCAATTCGGCGTAGTTCGGCGTGCTCGCGGGCCAATCCCGGCGCGGGGTGGGTTTGCTCGCCGGCATTACCCGGTCCGGAAACAGGTTCACCGCCAGGATTGCCCGGTTCGGAACTCGCTCCAGCGCCGTCCAGCGCGGCCAGTGCGATCTCTCGCATGTTCGCCGCCGGCATGTTGTCCTGCTCGGGACAGGGGTACTCGGCGATGGTGCGGAGCGCCAGGACGGCGCGCTCGAGCGGATGCTCTTCTGCAGCCTCGGCGCCGGCCAGGTGCTTCGCTACCGTTTCCCGGATGACGCGCAGCGCGTTCATGGCCTGGAGCGAGCTACCGTCCTGGCCGAGCTTGGCGGTCAGATCGATCTGTTTAAACAGGGCATGGGTCATAGATCACCCCCTTGCTCGGCGCTGCGCACTGCCTGGTAGGCGAGGGCGTAGCAAGCCATTTGCACCAGCAGGCTCGAAGCCGCGAGTGCGGGGTGATCCGTGAGGGCCAGGGCCGCCACGTGCAGAGCGCCGGTAGGGATGGAGAGCCACGGGCGGGCGAGCAGGTTCGCGGCTCCTTGCCCCTTGATGCCGCCGGCGAATATCAGCAGCCAGCAGAGAACGTTCGTGGCCGCCGCCACATAGAACGCGAACCGGTGAAGCGACCCCTGACCGAAGTACAGGCACGCGCTGAGCAGCAGGCTGATCACGGTGCCGATGAGTGCTTGCTTCATGATCAGCGATCTCCGGCGGCAGCGGTCAAGGCGTCGAGTAGCGCATGCTTTCGGCGCTGACCATGCAGGTACTCGCGCAGGGCGATGATGACCACGCTGTTCATGCTGCGCTCGTCTCGCTTAGCCTCGGCTTCGACCTCGGCCCTCAGGCCGTCCGGCAGTCGGACAACGAACTTGTCCATATCCCGGCTGGTGCTGGCCGGCAGTTCGGTTACAACGGTTGCTCGTTTCATAGTTTCTCCAGGGCGAGCAAGGGCCCGCCGGCATTTGTGGCTTTGCCAAAATCGGGCGGGTTATAGGGAGGTTGTTACTGCAAGGTCTCGCCGTGCAGGCATTGCAACAGCGCTTCGAACCTGTCGACGTACAGGTGCACGGCGACCTCGCGCTGGTTGTTCGGGTTGGAGAGGTTCTTGCCGAAGGCCAGCCCTTTCTCAGTCAGCGCCCAGAACTCCCTCGTGCCGTTGCCCTTGCTGCTTGGGCGGCTTAGGCGCTCAACCAGCCCAGCCGCCTCCATGAGCTTGTAGACCTGGCGCGCGGATGCCTGGACTTCATGTGAGCGCAGCAGGTCGGAGAGGGCTGCGGTTACGTGACTGGTGCCGTCCTGGTCAGGGCTATCCACCGTGTAGGCCGGGAGCAGATCGGCGTGACCGACCTTCGCGCCGAGCCGCTGGTACATGCCGAGCGTTGCCGAGGGTGCCAGGTTCAGCGTGCGGCTCATCGACTCGATGATCTGGCATGCATCGCTGGTGAGGGCTGGCGCTTGCTGATGGCCGATGGAGTAGCTGCCGGTGCGGCGGATGCTGGGCAGTACGTCGTGGGTCACCCAGCGCTTGAACGGCTTGGCCTCCGGCTTGTTACTGCCGATGATGGCCGAGTAGAGCCCAGACTCGTTGATGGTCGAGGCGCCGCGAGGTCCAAAACCGGCGATTTGCCGGTTTTGCTTTTCGTCGTCGTCGAGGCGTTTGGTCATCTCGTAGGCGTCGGAGTAGCCGAGGATTTCGGCGATCTCCATGGCGATGAACCACGGCTCACCACTCTCGTCGACGAGTACTTGCACTTGCTTGCTGTTGAAGTCGTATGGAATCAGGTTCATCTCGTTCTCCTTAATCTCAGTCGCGCATGCCAGGGGCCGTGCGCGTGATCACGTCGAAGATCGATACGCCGGGCTCGCGCGGGTATGGCGTGGTGCTTGGTTGCTCCGGGTCGGCCTCCTGCCGCTCGTGCGCCTTGGCCCGCTCGAGCTCACTCTCGAGTAGATCGCGGACCACCTTCATCACGACAGGGGCGTCAACGGCGCCGACGTGAAGCTCGCCATAGCTGGTCGCGATGGTGAAGCCGCGAGCCATGTCGGGAACCTGCTTGGCTAGGGCGTATTCGATTTCGAGCTTGTCCATGACGATCTCCTTATGCGGTCAGCCAGGTTTCAACTCGGCGCGCAGCCACTCGAAACTCAATCCGACGCTCCCCACCCCGACGGCTGCGCAACATGTGGTTATCGTTGAGCAGTGGCTGACCGGCGACGAGGAAGGCGAGGGCGATCACGGCGGGCGAGATAAGCCCGCGGCGCATGGCTTCAGCCACCAGGGCGGCACGGCGGGTGACGCCGAGTTTGGTGGTCGCTGCCAGAACGCGCTTACCCACCGTGCCCGGCTGCATGCCCAGGTCGCGGGCCAACTCCTTCGAGGTACGACCAGCCGCGATGCCCAGGACGCACTGAAGCTCACGCAGGGACAGGCCTTTGCCGAGGAAGCCGGTGAAGCCGTGGGCGGTGATGCTGGTGGTGGTGGTCATGAGCAGTACCCAATATTTAGTCTTTGCCAAATTTAGCTTGCGGCTAATTGTTTGGTCAATAGCTGTGAGCTAAATTATTTTCGCTGCTCGATAAAAGGCCCGCGCGAGGCGGGCTTGGTAACGTCTCTGTTTGCTATAGGCCTGGGTAACCTGTCGGGTCAAACTCGAAAACGCGCTCTCCTGCCTGGAAGAACTCTATGGCGATCCGGAAAGGCTTGCCCGATTTGACGATGGACTCCAACTGCTTAGCGTCCCGAACGAACATGAGGTCGCTGTCGTTGGTGGAGCTGCGGATCCCGGTCCACTTTTGCGCCTTGCCTTCACCGACCCGAAGAACGAACCCGCAGTCTCGATAACCGCACTGCATCTGCCCTTTGGTGATCTTGAGGAAGCCGTCCAGGTCTTTGCCCTTCTTGCGGAAGGTGAGGCTCAGGAACGAACCCCCTGCAACCCGATATGGGAAATCGAAGAGGGTTGACGTCTTCGACTGGAGCGTGAGCATTGTGGTTACTTCATCACTCATCGGGTCCTTGTATTCATGGCGCTCCCAAGGGGATTTAGTAGTGCTTGTGGCTGCCGATTGCGAACTGGATGGTCGCGACTGAGCTGAATCGCCCCGGGTTTCGTGGAGGCCGTTTCGTTTAAGTCAGGCCGCCATGGCCTGATTTGCTTGTTGCTGGTGGAAGTTTGCCTCAGCCTCCGCAGGCGGGATATACCCGATTGAGCTCAACAGCCGCTGGTGGTTGTACCAGTGCACCCATTTCAAAGTCGCCATCTCAACAGCTTCCCAAGCCACTTGGGATATTTCTAAAAGGGTGCAGGCGACCTGCATCGCCTCGTCAATGAAATCAGGAGCTTGCACTTTGGAAAAGTCTGATACGCGCGTTCGCGCCCCTTCATCAAAGCCGCCCTGACCTGGGTTGCGCTTTTCAAAATGTGTGGAGGATAGGGACTCCCTGTCTCCAGACAGCAAAAAGCCCCGCTTTCGCGAGGCCTTTAGTCGGTAGTCGTTGCAGCGACTGCCTGGATATCAATTTGTCTTTCGAAGGACGAATTAACTATGCAACAGAAAACTCAAATTGCGCAACCCCCGCGCTCTGCTCATCAACTCGCATCAGACCTGCTGGATGGCCTCGAAGCCGCTGTTGAGACCGTCAAGGGGCTGCGCGCCATCCTTGCACTGGTCCGTAGAGATGAGCAGTGCAGCAGTTACCTCAAGGATATCTGCACGATAGGACTCGGTCAGGCCGAGTTCGTTGGCGGGAACCTTGAGGATGATATGAAACAGGCCGACGCAGAATTGTTCGAACTGGAGCGTGTCGCGACCCAATCCGGAAATGCTGAAAACGTGTCGCAACACGAAGGCGGTGCAGCATGAGCGCGCTCAAGCTCGGGTTGTCTGCACTGAAGGCGCCGGTATCTCCGCTTCCGCCCGCAGGGTTCGCTGCGATCCATCCGACCACTACGGTCGAAGAGGCGCTGAGCGCGGCCACTGCTCTGACCTCCAGTGTTTCCAGCATTCTCGGAGCACTGACTACCTCCGACGAAGAGCGCGTAGATATGGACGCCCTCAAGCTCTGCTCTCGCCTGGCTGGCGACCTGGTCGATGCCGCGCTCGACGCCCTGCGCAAGGAGGGCCAGCAATGAACCTCGCGACACTGCTCAGCAATCAGTGCTCCCGGGTCCCCGATGAAGTTCTGACCGATAAGCAGATCCGCTCCATCAAGTTGGAGCGTGGTACGGCTCGCCATGCGGCTCAGAACATGGCGCTTGGTGTCGCCGCAGTCGGGAAACTGCTGGCGCTTACCAGTGCTGAAGGCGAGATCGGCCAGGAAACCGCCGAGCGTCTTGGCTGGTTCTTGGAGGAGGTTGGCGGTGCCATCTTCCAGTTGGCGGAGTTCGAGCAGGTCTGTTCTGAGCGAATCAACCGGCAGAAGGAGGCTCAGCAATGAGGGCCACTCTGGGTATCAGCTTCCGGGCGACTGCGCCGGTTGCTCTTTCGAAGGGAGATCACAAGACGAATGTCCTGTGCGTTAAGGATGACATCGATGCCGACCTCGCGCTGGACAGCGCCACCGATCTTCTGGACGCGGTGATTGGTGGGCTTCAGGAAATCGTTAGCGAGCCGAGCGTTTCTTCCCAGGTTTCGCTGATGCTTCACGCCGTCGAAACAGCACAGGCGCTGGTCCGCGCCGCCCTGGAGGGTGTGGAGGTGCCGGCATGAGCTCTGTGTCTGATGCAAAACGCCCTCGTCGAGGCAAGAAGCCACAGGGGATATCTCTCCACCCGCGCGCCAAGGAAACTTGGCAGCGCTTGCCCTTCGTAGGCAAGGACCATGGTCGCTACTCAATGTGGGATGTTCCTCTGACCGGTAGTTACCTCACCGGCCTTGAGGCAGGTAAGAGTATCGCGCATATCTACCTGAAGTATGTCCGGGATGTGGATGACTGGATGGCTTGCGAGGTGCTCAGGAGCATGGTGCGCGATTTGATCGCCAAAGCGCCTTCGGACGAGCAAGAGGAAACTGTCAAACGCGGCCAGTTCGCGGGGTTCATGGGCGAGATATTCAACTGGCTCAAGGTGTCCGCCCAGTTTGCCGGAAGCAGTCTAGACCGAGTGGAAGACCAGGACCTGGTAGATCGGGTGAACCATTACCTGGATGCAGGCGTAGCCGATGCAATAGATGCGGCTATTGAGAGGGCTTCGACATGACTGACCTGACCTCAATTGGCGTCCAGGCCGCCACCATGACCAGCCGCGAGATCGCGGATCTTGTTGGGTCGCGTCACGACAATGTCCGCGTGACCATTGAGCGGCTGGCCGAGCGCGGGGTGATTGCTTTACCTGCAATGCAGGAAAAACCCACCGCTGGCCGCCCCACTCAGGAGTACGTCTTCACCGGCGACCAGGGCAAGCGCGACAGCATCATCGTCGTCGCCCAACTCTGCCCGGAGTTCACCGCCCAGTTGGTGGACCGCTGGCAGGAACTGGAACAGCAGGCATCCCGGCCACTGACCGCCGCCGAGCAATTGCTGGCCAGCGTGCAACTCACCGTCGATCTGGAGCGGAGACAGCGGCAGACCGAGCAGCAGGTGGCAGCGCTGACCGAAACCGTCGGTGACATGGACCGATCGCACCCGCTGCTCGACTCGATCCCCAACGGCATGGAAAGCATCACCGCTATCCGTCAGCGGATCGGAAAGCAGTACGGCCTACCGCCCAGGGTGATCGACGCGGTGGTGCGCGAAATGCCGCACAGCCCGCGCCCCTTCGCCATGGTGCGCAGCAAGCACGAGGAACTGAACGCGCGGCCCTTCGCGGTCTGGTCAAAGGCCGAGATCAGCAGGGTATTCGAGCGCTTCGCGCGCGGCTGCACCTTCGTGACCCAACACCGAGCCACGCACCCGGATTTCGGCGCCGGCCGGGAGCGCTTCCAGATGCGCGGCACCCCTTCGCAGGAGATCGGCGAATGACCACACAACCGAAACCGGGCCGGATCACCACCAGCCCCAACGGTCGCCCGGTGATCGCCGGGCCCTGGCCGTCCTACCGTCAATTCCGCGACCTGTGCGAAAGCGACCGGCTTCTGATGTACCGCCACGCGAAGCTGTGCAGAGCCTCCCTTGAGGTCCAGGGCTTCGAGATGGCTGAGGACTACGACGCTTTCGTGCGGCGCGTCACCGAGGAGCTCGACATATGAGCGTTCAGGCCATGACTTGGGCACTTGAGCAGCAGGTCGTTACCGATGCCGCCATGAGGCATGTGCTGTTGTGCCTGGCGAACTATGCCAACGAGGCGGGAAAGGGGGCGTTCCCTTCTATCGCCACGCTGAGCAGCGATACAGGGCTATCCGAGCGGACCGTCCAGTACAAGCTCCGGTCCCTCGAGGAGGCTGGTGTGATTCGTCGTGGAAACCAGGCAATCGCTGCCGCCTACATCTCGCACCGGGATCGCCTGCCGATGGTGTACGACCTCTCGATGGAACGGGGTGCAACGGTTGCACCGGGTGCAAATGACGACGTAACGGGGTGCAAACCACGACGTAACGGGGTGCAACTGACGACACAACGGGGTGCAACGGTTGCACCCGATCCGTCACTTAACCACCAAAGAACCACCAAAGAACCTAAAGAGCATGTCCAAACCGGCGAAACCGGTTCGGACGACGTGGGTGATCGGAAGGGAAAACCCAAGTCTGGGAAGCGGACGACCAAGCCCAATCCCTTGGATGGTTTCGAGGAGTTCTACCAGGCCTACCCCAAGCGCAGGGATCGAGCGAAGGCGGAGAAGGCTTGGCGGAAGATCGACCCTGCTCTGCACCCTGTGATCATGGCGGCGCTTCCGAAGCACTGCCGACAACGTGATTGGCTGAAGGACAACGGCCAGTTCGTTCCGCTGCCGGCCAGTTGGCTCAACGGGCGACGATGGGAAGACGAGATAGCCCCTGATGCTGGCCCGGCATCGAACTTCACCAACCTCCCCAAACACACCCCCGACATGTACCAGGACCGCGACGATGGCAGAGCAAATTTTTAACTTCTGGCGTAAACCCAACCGCAAGAGCGAAGAAAGCCCTTCTCTTCGCTGCCCGGTTCACGGTGACTACCACGCGATCCAGGTGGAGCAGTTTGATGGCAGCTACTTGACTTGGTCTTGCTCACGGTGTGTTTGGGATGGGGTGAATCGCGGGCCGGGGAGCGAGGAGTTTTCGGTGGCTCTGGCTGAGAAAACCCAACGCAAGATCAACGAGTTGCTGGTTGGCTCTGGCATCCCCGCTCGCTACCGGGCCAGCACTTTCGAGACTTACCGCACCGATGGCAAGGCGGAGAAGGCGGCGGTGCTGGAAGCATGCCGGGAGTATGCCGAGCGATTCGTGGAGAACTTCCAGGACGGCCGCTGCCTCTTGCTCCTGGGCAACCTTGGGACGGGCAAGACCCATCTCGCGTGCTCAATCGTCCAGTACGTCGTACGGAACCTTCAGGCCCAAGCAGTGATCACCTCGGCGTCGGAAATAATCCGTGTGGCTAAGGGGGCGATGAATCGGGCAGCGAAGTACACCGAACGGGACGCTCTCGAAGAGCTGGCGGGCTTCGACCTGTTGGTGATCGACGAGCTCGGCGCGCAGAGCGGTACCGAGTACGAATTGGGGCTGCTCCACGAGGTGATTGACCGCCGGTATCGGGAGATGCGGCCTACGGTGGTGGTTTCGAACATGAGCGCGCAGGAGGTCGCCAAGTACATCGGTGATCGTGCGGTGGATCGTCTCCGCGAGAACGGCGGCAAGGCTGTTGGTTTCACCTGGGGCTCCGCTCGCCGGGAGGTTCTGGAGTGAGCCGAGAGCTGTACAGCGAAGAGGCTGAGTTCGGCGTGCTCGGCGCTATCTTGCAGTCCGCGCTCCAGCAGAATCAGGAGCTGGTTGACGAGGCCTTGTCCAGCGTGACCGCTGCCGATTTCTACTTCGAGGATAACGCCGCGCTGTTCCAGGCGATCAAGGATTGCTACGAGGAAGGGATTCCCGTCGATCCGGTGACCGTGGGAGTGGTCCGCGATGTGCTGCCCAGCGGCGCGAAGCTCATTCCCTATGCCGGGAACATTGCCCGCAATGTGCCTTCGGTGGCGAACTGGAGGACGTACGTCCGGCACGTCCGGGAGCGGGCCATCCTGCGTTGCTTGATCGACACGGCCGAGTCGGTGAAGGCCTCCGCCACGGATGACCGACCGTTGCCTGAGATCATCGCCAGAGCGCAGCAGGCGATGGCGGACCTGCGCGACCTCGATGACGAGGCGCCGAAGTACAAGCGGCTCGACGAGGTGATGCTCAAGGCTGTCGACGTTATCGACGACAAGTTCAACGGCCGCGCGCCTCAGTGGCCCGGCACTGGCCTGGCCGATCTCGACAAGCTGGTGCGCGGCATCCGCCCTCGGAAGCTCACCGTTATCGCCGGCCTTCCCGGCAGTGGCAAGACCACACTTGCCCTGCAAATCGCCCAGTACAACGCCTGCGAGGCGGGGGAGCCGTGGCTGGTGTTCTCCCTGGAAATGCCCGAGGAGGAGTTGGGCGTGCGCTCAATCGCCTCGCTGGGCGGAGTGGACCTGAAGCGCCTGGACGATCCGCAGCAGTTGGGTGACGACGACTGGCCGCGCATCACATCTGCGGTGGCCAAGGCCAAGGGGGCGCCCTTGTTCATCTGCGACGATCCCAACGTGACCGCCAGCCAGATCCGCAGCACCGCGCGGCGTGTCAAGCGTGAGCACGGCCTGGCCGGCATCGTCGTCGACTATCTGGGCCTGATTCCACCAGAGGCGAAAGGGCGCACGCGCAGCGAGGAAGTGGGCAAGACCAACAAGTCGCTGTTGCGCCTGGCCAAGGAGCTCGGCGTTCCAGTCATCGAGCTGGCGCAGCTCAACCGCGACTCGACCAAGCGCCCCGGTAAGCGCCCGCAGTCGAGCGACCTGCGCGACTCGGGGGAGATCGAGGCCGACGCCAGTTGCATCCTGATGGTCCACCGGGACATGGATAGCGAGGCCGGCCAGAACGGCATCACCGAGATCCTGATGACCAAGTGCCGACACGCGCCGCCGGGCATGTGCCTGCTCCAGCAGCAGGGCATGTACGGACGATTCGTCAACTTCGCCGGCCCACGCGAGATGAGCCAAGAGGAGGTCGAGATGGGGCGTAGCTACTTCGCCAACAAACACGGCAAGAAAAAGGGGAAGGCCGCATGAGCAACGTACAACCGATGGCACCCCGCAAGGTCATGACCAGGCTGGAGCGGGAGTTTCTCAAGGTGGCCGGCCAGGAGCTGGCGCAGGTCAAGGTGGGCGGTGCTGCTGCCTTGGCTGCGCTGCTGGTCATGATCGCCAACTGGCACGGCGACCGCGGCACTCTGGGCTTTCACGACTATGGCCGGCTCTGGTTGCTGGACGGCAATGCGAAGGGCGCGGCGGTGGAAACGCTGCTGCGCGATCTGTTTGGCCTGAACGGTCCGGGGGCGGCATGAGCAGAACTCGAACCTACGTGGACAAGCTGCTGGGCGATACCGAGTACCTCCTCGAGCAGTGGGGGTGGTGGCGAATGGATGGAATGGGGGTTCCCGGATATGTGTCGCCGGCCGCCGCTATCATGAGCCAAGCCATGCCAATGTCGAGCCCCAAGGCCTACCATGTCACTGACGATATGGCCTTGGCCGTCGACCGGGTCATTGCTCGACTCATCGACAGGGCGCCGCAGGCCGGCGACTTCGTGTGGCTCTACTACGGCGCGAAGTGGCCGGCCCTGCGCATCGCGCGTGAACATCAGATCGGCGAGGCCAAGGTCAGGGAGACGTTGAAGCTGGCGGTGGGCTGGATCGATAGCGCCCTGGAGCGGTTCCGCGAGAGCGCTTGAAGAAATAGTTTTACGCGCGGAATGAAGGGTGTTTTCATACCAGCGTGAATTGCTGTGAACGCAGCGTGACGCACTCGAAACCCGGCCCTGGCGCCGGGTTTTTTATTGCGTTGTCAGGTCTGGCGCGGCATCATCAGGCCCCCGTCTGACTCGATGTTTTCCTTCCTTGGCTTTCAGCGAGATGGACGGGAGGCCCGGAAGATCCCCTCTCCCGGGCCTTTTAGTTTCCGAAGGTCGAAACTCGGTAGACGGCAGTCTCACCTGCCACATCGGGCTGTAAGCAAAGTGACGGGTTACCGACCCGCAAGGCCTTCACCCTTTGCGATATCCAATCAATGCAGGTGGAGCGCAGGATGCGCACGGGGTAGTGGCCCCTATCCACCCGCACCCATTCCTGGCCCAGCCCTCGCGCTGGGCTTTTTCATTTCCGCCCCGCCGAGGGGATTCGAGACCATGAAAATGCCCGACAAAGACCCCATCACGTGGGCTGCGCTGCTGGCGTGGCTGTCTGCGCACTATCCGCAGCTGTACGCCGCCGGCCTGTCCTTTGTGGTCGCGCTGACCCGGGTGATCTACGGCGGTGGAACGCGGCGCCAGGCGCTGCTCGAGGCAACGCTCTGCACCTTGATTACCTTGGGCCTGATTCCGGTCCTTGAGTGGTTCGGCCTGCCACAGAACATGGCTACCGCTGCTGGGGTGTTCACCGGTTTCCTAGGGGTGAAGAAGATCGCCGAGTTCGCTGATCGGATCGCCGACTGGAAGTTTCCGCGCCGGGGGGCTGGCGAATGAAGATCACCGCTGACCAACTCGACCGCGCTACCGGGTGCGGTGCTGCTACTGCCTCGACTTGGGTTGAACACATCAACGGCGCCATGGCCCGGTTCGAGATCAACTCGCCCGAGCGTGTGGCGATGTTTCTCGCCCAGGTCGGGCACGAAAGCCAGAGTCTGCGCCGATTGGTCGAGAACCTGAACTACTCCGCCGAGGGTCTGCTCAAGACCTGGCCGAAGCGGTTCACGCCGACCGAGGCGAAGCAGTACGCCCGCCAGCCAGAGCGCATCGCGAACCGCGTCTATGCCAACAGGATGGGCAATGGGTCGCCGGATACGGGCGATGGGCATCGATACCGTGGTCGTGGCCTGATCATGATCACCGGCCACGACAACTACGCCGAAGCTGCACGCGCCCTAGCGCTGCCGCTGGTGGCGCAGCCGGAACTGCTGGAGCAACGGACCTGGGCAGCCATCGCAGCGGGTTGGTTCTGGCAGTCGCGCGGTTTAAACGATCTGGCCGACCAGGGCCGTTTCGAGAAGATCACCCTCCGCATAAACGGATCGTTTACCGGGGCCGAGGATCGCAACGCCCGGCTCGAATGGGCGCGTGCTTCGCTCAAGGGGGAATGATGCTCGGGTTCACGACGAAAGCTGAGGCGCGACGCATCGGCGCCTCGCACCACGGGAGCTATTACGGCATACCGATGTGGCTGGGGGATGTCGATAGCGATTGCCCCCTGGCGTTCGCCAAGTGGGCGCCGCTTGAGATGGTCGTCTCTCTGTTCTCGGTCATTGAGGGCATCGTCAACTCGATGCTCGATCAAGAGCAGACGTTCATGTTCAAGGTTGGTCGGAGGATCGACCAGTGA